GCCGCGGCGAGCGCGCCGCCGCCATCATCAACGACCCGCTGGTGGCCGAGACGTTCGCCGCGCTCGAGGCCGAGTACATCAGGCAATGGCGCGCGGCCCCCGAGGCGGGCCAGCGCGAGGCGATTTGGCTATTGCTGCAAAACCTCGAGACGTTCCGCGGCATGTTCGCGGCGTATATTAGCGGCGGAAAATTCGCGGTTGCCGAGCGCAACCGCATCGCCGAGGCCAAGAAACAGGAATCCGCGCTTTAATGGCCGACGAGCTGCAATCAACCCCCGAGCCGGGACAGTCGTCCCAGTCCATTGCCGCGGCAATCACCGAACGGCTGCGCGAGCCCGCGCCTGGTGATGCCGCCACCCCATCGCCGGCCCCCAGCGCCGACGACGCCGCCCCTCCCGATGCGGAGGCTACCGGTGATGACCAGGTAACGGTCGACCGGCAGGAGCCTGCTCCTGCCCCAATCGAGCCGCCTCGGTCATGGTCCAAGGAAGCACGCGCCAACTGGTCCAAGCTCGACCGCGACACGCAGGAATACCTCCTGCAACGCGACAGCGAGGACAGCGCGGCGGTGCGCCGAGGGCAGAACGAGGCTGCGGAATTGCGCAAACGGGCGGAAGCCGAAGTTGCAGCAATCGCGGCCGAGCGGCAGCGAACCGCGCAGCAGCTCCAGTTCCTCTCGCAGCAGATCCAGAATTTTGACCCGATCCTCGCCGAAGGCGCGCGGACCGACTGGACGAAACTCGCCCAGGAAGCCCCCGGCGACTACGTCGCCAAGCGCCAGCAGTACGAGGACCGCATCCGCACCGTGCAAGCCATCGAGGGCGAGCGCCAGCGGCTCCACCAGGAGTCGATGGGCCAGGCCAAGGCGCGCATGGTCGACACCCTGCGCCGTGATTTGAACCTCGACGAAAAGGGGTTCGCGGCATTTGATGCCGAGCTCACGGGCTATCTGGTGAAATCGGGCTACCAGCCCGAGTTCATCGCGCAGGTGGTCGATCCTCTTTCCGTGCAGATCGCCCGCAAGGCGATGCTGTACGACAAGATGATGGCGGATCGCGCGGCGCTCGAGGCCAAGAAGAAGGCCCCGCCGCCGACACGGGTCATGAAACCGGGTGTGCTGGAAGAGGGACTGGGGACCGATGCGCGCTTCGAGGCCGCCAAGAAAGCGGCACTCAAGAGCGGCAGCGCGCGCCGACAGGCGGACGTGATCCTGCAGCGCTTGAGGGCTACCCCTCAATCCTAGACGCGCGCCACCCAGCTTTCAGAGCAGGGGCGCGCCCAGGACAAGCGCCATGACCATCGTTGCCAACACCTTCCTGACGTTCTCCGCGATCGGCAATCGCGAAGATCTGTCGGATATGATCTACAACATCGACCCGATCGAGACGCCGTTCCAGTCGATGATCGACAAAACGAAGGCGACTGCGGTGCTGCACGAGTGGCAGACGCAGGCGCTGGCGGCTGCGGCGCAGAACGCGCAGCTCGAGGGCGACGAGGCGGCATTCGTCGCCGTCACGCCGACCGTGCGGGTGAACAACCGGTGCCAGATCGCGCGCAAGACGGTGATCGTCTCGGGCACGCAGGAGAGCGTCGACAAGGCTGGCCGCGAGGGCGAGATGGCCTATCAGATGGTGCTCAAGAACAAGGAACTGCGCAGGGACATGGAGTTCGACCTGACGGGCAACCAGGCGCCCGTCACCGGCAACTCCACGACGGCGCGCCAGCTTCGCCCGCTGTGTGGCTGGTACACGACGAACGATCAGCGCGGCGCTACTGGCACCGACGGCACGAGCGCGGCGGCGGCGGGCGAGGGCACGCAGCGCGCGCTGACCGACGTGCTGGTCAAGGCCGCGATGCAGGCTGCGTGGACCCAGGGAGGCAAGCCCACCAAGCTGATGGTCGGGCCGTTCAACAAGACCGTCGTCAGCGGCTTCACGACCAACGTCACGCGCTATCAGGACACCAGCGACAAACGCCTGGTCACCAGCCTCGAGATCTACGACACGGACTTCGGGCCGCTGTCGGTGGTGCCGAACCGCTTCCAGCGCGAGCGCGACGCCCACCTGCTGCAGCCCGACATGTGGGCGGTGGCCTATCTGCGCAAGCCGAGCACGAAGGACCTGGCGGCCACGGGCGATGCCGAGAAAGGCATGCTGGTGACCGAGTACACTTTGGAAGCGCGCAACGAAAAAGCATCTGCGATCGTCGCGGACCTGAACGTGAGCTGATGAGGCAGGGCAGGGGCGCGCGCGTCTTCGCAGCCAAGCGCGCGCCCTATTCTCGAGGTCGCCATGAGCAGCTTTCGCCGCGTGCTTGAGACTCATCCCGACGGGATGCAGGAAGTCTTCCACTGGAACGAGGCCACGCGCTCGTTCGCGATCGAGTATCTGCAAAACATCGACCTGACGCTGACCGCGGCGCGCGAGGAAGGCGCCGACACGGGCGGCTGGAACAAGGCGCGCGATCTGCGGCATGTCGCGAGCGTGCCGCCGGTGGCGCAGATGGAAATGATCCGGAAGTACGGGATGGAAGTGCTCAAGGACGCCCGGCTGATGCGCCGCGTACTCGACGATCCCGATTGGCGCTACCTGCGCGTGGGAAAGATCATCTAGATGGCGCTGTCCACCCTTGGCGGCCTGAAGACCGCGATCGACGACTTCCTGAGCCGGCAGGGGGATTTTCCCGACTCGTACAAGGTCGAGTACTTCGTCGCGCTCGCGCACGCACGCATTCATTACGGCTCCGATGATCCCCGCTTTCCTTCGGACCCGCTGCGCATCCGCGCCATGGAAGCGGCGACGGACGTGCTGACGACATCGCAGTCGATGCCGCTGCCGACCGGCTACCTGGCGATGCGCCGCGTGTACCTGGATACAAGCCCGGTCGGGCGCCTCGTATTCCTGCCGCCCATGGACTTCTGGGCGAAGTACGTGAGCAGCAGCAACGCGCCGCCGCTGGCCTACACCATCGAGGGCGAGAATATCGTGTTCGGGCCGGTGCCCGATGGCGAGTACACCGCCAAATGCCTGTACTGGCGGGCGTTCGATGCGCCCGCGGACGACGCGGACACCAACTGGATCATGGCCAACGTGCCGGGGCTGTATCTCTACGGCGCGCTGCTCGAGGCCGCGTGCGTCATCCAGGACGACGAGCAGATCGCGCGCTATGGGCCGATGTACGCGGGCGCTGCTGCCGGGCTCGCCAAGAGCGACAAGCGCGACAGGTTCAGCGGCGCGCCGCTGCAAATGCGCAACGACAGCGGGAACCCGTAGCATGCCGCTGGCGCGCCCCTTCGTCAGTTTCCCCGAGTGGACGCCGGACCGGCCGCGCTTTCAGCGCGGACTGGGCAAAGCGACCAACTGCTATCCGCGCACCAGCGGGCAGGACGGCAGCATCAGCTACGGGCCGGTGTCGGCGCCGCAGCCCTACAGCGAAGCGTTGCCAGCGCGCTGCATCGGCGCGTTCGCGGCCAGATCCCTGGCCGGCAACGTCGCGGTGTTCGCGGCAACCCGCACCGGCATCTACAAGCTCACCAGCGCCGGGGCGTGGACCGACGTTTCCGGCACGGCCTACACGACCTCGCCTACGGGCTACTGGGAATTTTGCCAGTTCGGCGAGTACGTGATTGCGACCAACTATGCGGACCCGGTGCAGGTGTTCCAGCTCGATGTGTCGGTGACCTTCGCCAACCTCGCGGGCTCGCCGCCCAAGGCAAAGCACGTCGCCGTTATCGAGCCGGGATTTGTCGTGCTGGGCCATCTCGATGTTGCGGGGACCGTGTTCCCCAATGGCGTGCAGTGGTCGGCCTACAACAACCACGCCGACTGGCCGACGCCGGGGACATCGGATGCGGGCGCCAAGCAAAGCGACCGCAACATCCTGCCGTTCGGCGGATGGGTGCAGCGCATCGTCGGGCCGGTGGGCGGCGCGAGCGGCGCCGTGTTCATGGACACCGCCATCTTCCGCATGGAGTACGCGCAGCCGCCGCTGGTGTTCAGGTTCATCGGCACGGTGCCAGGCCATGGCTGCCAGGCGCCGTTCTCGGT